GCGACGAGCTTCAGGTAGGCGTTCACACGCGCCATCGCCCACGACTGGCGGTTCTGGCTCGGGCGATGCGACGTGCTGAACGCACCCGCCCCGCGACGCCACACTGCCTTGAGCTGACCGAGCGTGACGCGCTTGCCTTCGCTGTCGCCGTGCTTGTCGTTGTGCTCGGACACCTTGGTCTTGAGCGCGTTCTCGACGGCCTCGGTGAGCTTGATGCCCGCACCGCTCGAAGCCGACCCTGCCGAGCCCGGCTCGTTGACGCGGCTGCCCGTGCGGCGCTCGTCAGGATCAGCAAGCGTGCTCGGATCGTCTTTCGCCTTCGCGAGCCACGGTGCGTCAAGCCACGGTGCATCGGGCAGCGTGTACGTAGCCCCGAACGTGAGGTCGCTGTCGGCGATCAGGAACGGCTCGAAGCCTGCATCTGCGATCACGTCGGGCGAGGCGTCGCACACGAGCAACGCGCCCTTCGCCAGCGCGGCAAGGTCGCGCGCATCATCGAGCGTGGCGTCCTCGTCGGCGGCAAGGTCGATCACAGCGTACGTGCCAGCCACGTCCTCGCCGAGGAGTGGGTTCGACACGCGCTCACCGCGCGGCAGCGTTGCGGCCGCACGAAGAACCCACGGCACGGCAGGCTGCCGCACCGTGGGTTGAGCATCGTCCTTGCGAACGCGGGCGCGCATCAGTCGAGGATGACCTTGCCGCGACGAAGGTTGTGGGGGTCGGGGCCGAAGTCGTCCTCGGTCGGGATCTCGTTCTTGCCCTCGAGGAAGGTCTTGGTGGCGAGATCGGCGGGCCAGCCGTCGTCCTTGCGCACGTTGTCCTTCATCTCCTCGCCGTCGCCCGGCTTGGCCTCGCCGTCGAGGATCGCCTTCAGCTCGTTGAGCATGGCAGCGTCACCCGATTTCGCGAGAACCTCGGCAGCCTTGGCGACGAAGCCCATCGCGTTCGCGGCGGGAGTCGAATGCGGAGAAGCCGGAGGCATGTAGCTGGCGGCGGGCCGCACGGTGTTGCCCACCGGGCCGGTCGGGCCAGCGTTGCTCTCGAACGCGCCGCTCGAGGGCGACGCCTGCGTGCCGGGAGCGGTCGGCAGCGACTTGCCGGGGTGTTCGGCGATGCGCTCGGCAGCGGCCGATTGCGCGTTCACGCTCAGCTCGCCCGAAAACACCGGCACGGTCATCGTGCTGGAGGTTTCCCACGAGTACGCCTTGGCGAGGGCCACTACGGCGGAGAGCGCAGCGATACGCGGCGCGGGGTCGGTGTCGGCCTTCGCGAGGTCGATCTGGCTCTTGCAGTAGTCGATGACCTCGGTGAGAGTCATCGCGCGGGTGTCGGAGTCGGCGGGCAGGAGCCCGGCGAGCTCCGTGCCGATGGCGGCGAGGGTGTCGGTGATGGCGGGCATCGAGAGGCTCCTGTGATCAGCCTACTTGACGGAAGGCGGGAGGAACAACCCGCTGGCCTCGTCGTGCGACCAAGCCGTGCGGGTTGAGGGGGACCATGAGGCGCCGTCCAGTTTGGAGCGAAGCGCTGTGGGTAGCGTATCCGTGATCCGTTGCCACGACCAGTGCAGGTCGGTGCGCATCTCTCCGACAAGGCCGAGGCAGATGTTGAACCTGCGCTTGATCTCGCTTTGCGTTTGCCGCGATTGATCTTCGAGGAATGATCTTTCGATCGCCGCGGTGATGGCATCGACGGCGCGCGCACGCGCGTCGAGATCAAGCATTTCGAGGAACGCGCTCATTCGGGGACTCCGCTGTCGTTGAACACGGGAACGATCGTAGAGCGGCAAGACATGTGAAGCGGCGGCATGAAGGCGCCGATGTCTGCCAACTGCGCAGGACTCAGCATGTCACGAACCGAGCCGGTGTCGTCCGCCCGCCCCATCCCAGACCGAACGACTGTAGCAACGCGCGTCTCACCGCCGTTCCCCGATGGGACGTACAGCTCTTTTTCCCCGTTTGGAAGAGTTCGCGACCGCACGAACGGGAACACGCGCTCCACCGCCGTGGTGTCTCCCGCCTCCTGTGCGGCAGCAAGTCGCGCGTACGCCTGAAGGCCGTCCTTGACGGGGAAGATCGTGCCATGAAGCGTGCGGCACTGGTCCGTTGTCCTCTCGTCAAGAACTGCCTCGAACTGGTAGTTCACGACACCGGCTTCATCCATCGAGCTGAGATGCCCCCACATACGCGCGCGGTTCACAGCGTTCGTGGCGACAATATGCCAGTACCGATCGGACCGCGGCTTGCTGTACTGCCCGAGGGTGAGGGCCTTCAGTTCTCGCGTGATGTCTTCGTTGCGAAGACCGCGCGCGATCCCGCGGTTGATCGTGTCGGCGATGCCGCCTGTCACGATGCTTTGCCGCCGACCGTATTCATCCAGCACCCACGTCGAGATGTTGCCAAGAACTTTGGTCATCCTCTCATCCACGGCGGTGAACGAGGTACGGATGTCCCACGAGAAGATCGCTGCCGCAGCGATGCGCGTGTCGAGAATCGTTCTCGACACGGTCACCAACATGGTGTCTGCGATCTGCGGCAACGCCTCTTGTGGGATAGCACTTAGCGCCACGCTAACGGCCCGAGCAACCTGCGCCACCTCTGCACCCGTGAGCCGCGTGTAATCGAAACGCATCGCACGCAGGGCGGCGATGATGTGCCCGCGCTGAACCTTGGCGGTGATCTTGGAGAGACGCTGGGCGAGTTCCTGAACGATCAGCAGGAACTCGTCCTCGTCGAGAGGATTGCTCGCCTTTTGGATCGCCGTCCGCGACTTGAGCAGCTTCATCGCCCGAGAGCGTGCAGCTCCCCACGTCAGCGCGCAGTCGCACGCACCGTGCTCATGGCTCTTCATCTTCGAGAGACTCCCACTCACGCTTGGCGAACGCCTTGGCAAGAGCAAGTAGAGCGGCGTCGTCCGTCTTCTCCAGGCCCTCAGCCGGGTCGATGATGCCCTCTTGGTCGCGCGCCGCGCTTGCATCCGTAGGCGCCGTTTGCCCGGTCGAGATGCCCGCAAGGGTCAACTGGACGGGGCGGGTCACCCAGTCCTGGTCTAGCTTCGCGAACTCCACCCCGAAGCCACGCGCCGCGAGGGTACGGAGTTCCTCGGGTGTCAGGTAGCTCGCCTTGGCTGCCTCGTTGATCGCCTCAAGCATCACCTTGGGGTCGCTGAAGTCAGGACCACGAGAGATGAACTTCCAGTAGTTGATGCCGAGCGCTGGAAGAAGCGTGCGGTTGATGAAGTAGTCGAAGTCGCGACGAAGCGGAGCAAACACCTGCTGCTCCGTGAACTCGATCGAAGTCTGCGCCGTCGCACGGTTGAAGTCGCGAACGTCGCCACGCAGTAGGCGCGGCAGACGGAAAACGGAGCCAATGGCGTCGGTGTTCTTCTCTCTATAGTTCAAGAACTGCGCGTCGGTGTTCTGCGCGTCCGTGAGCGGCTTCAACTCGATCTTCGTGCGGCCAGTCGAGAGACCCTGCGCGCCGAACTCCGGCGACTCCGCTTGAAGGATCATTATCTTGTGGAAGTTGCGCTTTCCTCGAATCTCGTTCTTGACGTAGTTCTCCAGCTTCGTCACGTCGTCTTGAACGAGCCTCCCGCCAGACACCAGGATCGCCATCGGCGGCACGCTCTTGTTCTCGAAGTAGGCGAGGTTCACCTCGTCCGCGTGACGAGAACCGATCACAGACAACATCTCCGACACCCAGCGCGGCATCCCGTACACCGAGCGCGAGTTGTGGATCTTGAAGTGGATGATTTCCGTCGCAGGAGACGCTTCGGGCTCTCTGTGCCGAAGATCGTCGATGCTCTCGTACTGCAGCCCGCTGAGGTGGCTGTAGATGCGCGGATCACCGAACTCCTTGAACCACACGAGCTGTTGCCCACGAATGGCGCCGTTCGCGACCTGCACGAACTTGCGGAACCGCTTGTGAACGGGCTCGCGACCAGGAGTGATCAACGTGGCGCGTACGTCGATCATCACTTCCTGCGTGTCGCGCTCTGTGGGCATCAGCCGCACCGTGAAGCCCGGTACGTAGTTGAACTGCACGATCTCGCCCGCGCGATTGCGCAGCACCTCCCAGTAGGCGTTGCCGGTCGTCTCGAGGTCTTGCCGCGTCTTCACGCGCAACTTCTCGAAGGACTCGTCCACCGTGCAGAAGTTGAAGAACTTTTCGGCGGCCAACCTTTCGCTAATCAACTCGCGCCGAAGGGATGCCATGCGCGCATCGACTTCGGCGTCAGACGGCTCAGGCAGGATACCGGGATCGTCGATGCGGTCTTTGTAGGGGTCCGCCTTGTGCGCGAGCGTGCGCAGCAGCTTCTCCACGTCGCCGTCGTCCTCGAGCGGATTGCCGTTCGAGTCGAGGCCCAGCATCCGCTCCTGCACCATCGCCATCTTCACCTTCTCGCGCGCGTCATCAGCGTCGAGGTCGATGAGCGGCTCGAAGCGGTGTCCGAACGAATCGATGTTAGTGGCGTAGGCGTCGATGTTGGAGCGCAGCGCGCCCGACATCTCGAACAGGTGCGCCAGCGACACAGGGTCGAGCGGAGGCGTGATCGCGCCCGCTGAGGCGTACAGCGCACGCTGCTCGTCGGGCGTCTCGAGCACGTTCGACGACTCGGAGCCGTCACGCCCCGTACCGACGAAGTGCGCCTTGACGACTTCCTCGGCAACCGCGGCGGTGCTCGAGCCGGTAGTCTCCGGCATCCTGTTGGCTGGCGTGTCCATGATGCTGACCGTGCCCGCACGCGTTCACGTGCGGGCACGCGGTCGATCAGCTGAGCACAATCCAGTCGGTGCCGGTGGTGGGGCGCACGACGGTGACGGACTGCCCGTCACGCGAGGTGTCGAACGTCGCGCCGCCGTTGATCGTGTCCGCGCCGGCGGCGGTGATGGCGACCACGTTCGTGCCGCCATCAAGGTCGTTGAAGGTGTGGCTCCACCCGGCAGGCGTGTCGGCGATCGCGGGCAGCAGGATCGCGGTCACGGTCGCACCCGAGACGCGCGTGAGGCCGCGATTGAGCGCGGCGAGCTGCGCGGCGGTGAGGCCGGTAAGGTCGGGGTTCGCGGCGGTGGTGACGGGACCGAGCGCGCCAGCGGCAGGCACGGCGAGCTCGTTGAGCAGCTCGAACAGCGGGGCGCCGTCGCGGCCCTCGGAACGC